CCATCAAGTGTCTGGTAAGTCTCGATGATGGTATCGCATGAAAGTGTCGCGGCTGTCGCTTGAGCATCATAGGATGATGAATCCAATGTGAAAGTGACATCGCGGCCAGTAATAACTGTCGTTGCCATTGTTCTCCTTAAGAAGTGTGCTCGTAGCGAACGCTCAAGCGGATATCTGACACAAGCACCGTGCTTGGGCCAATTTGAGTTACTGTTGGTCTTTCGACTACCGATAACTCGTAACCTGACGAACCTAAGTTAGTCAGAATACTTAGCACTAGATTTTCTAAATTGTCTAGCGATGCTGGATTAGATAAATAAGCCACGCAAGCAGTAATTGTATAATTAAGTTTTACTCTTATCTTTGATTTGCCAATAGTTTCTAATTCCATATATGGAGAACCAGGCACAATAACTACCGCAGGAACAATTGGCGCCTCCGGCACATGATCATAAACGTTTGCAGCAACTGAAGATAAAGCAGATTGAATGACATCACGCACATTGGCAGAAATTGATGTTGTCATTATTGAGCCAGCGTTTCTGTATCTAGGTAAGGCCCAAGCAAACCAACGCAGCGATTGAAAAGGCTTCTTCCCATGCGGAATGGTGTACTTGTAAAGTCCACTCCCTCAATTTGTCCGCCAGGTGCTACGCGGCTTTGAAAGATTTCAACTGCTACAACCAACACCGCAGCTTCAACGCTTGAATTGCCAACGTAAGTAGAAGCACCGGATAACTTTGCTTTGCCGGATGGAATTACGTTTGCTTCTTCAACGTCTGCGTTTGTAATGTTGCAAGTAAATGTGTAAAGCCCTAAGCCATCTTCATTGAGTGTTCGTGTGCCATTGTAAGGCGAACCGCAGCCCGTAATGACTACTGATTGACCCTCTGTGAATTCGTGAATACCAACTGTTTCAAAGTAAGCCACGTTATCAATTAGCTTTACTTTCTGAATTGGTGCTTCAAAAGACACAAGCATTGGCAAGATTGTGTTTTCAGAAGCATCGCAAATATCTTCTAAATATGCATCGTTATAAAGGGAAGACGATACGCCAAGTATGCTTCGTAGCTGTGCTGCTGTAACAATGCTTGGCATATCGTCTCCTTTTTTATGTAACCTACTGCCTAGCCCCGAGAGCTAGGCTAGGCATGATTAAACTGCTTGGTTTAGAGTAAATGCTCCACCTGCGGTTAGGGTCGCTGTTGCGCCATAGCCGTAGTAACCAACTTCTACCTGACCTGTACCAACAATGTTGGTGCGTAGCTGAAGTGGTCCAGCACCTTCGTACCAAACGAATGAATCACGGTTTACCATGATGATTGAATCATCACCGGTACCTGAGATAAATGGATCAACGTAAACAGGAAGACCCATTACTGAGCCAACTGCTGAACCTGGTTCTACTACGCCCATTCCGTTTTGGCTATTGCCTGCAACGTTGAATAGTGGACGCTTGTTTGAATCAGTAAGAGCAATAAGAGCGCCCCATTGGTCTGGTGTTACCACGATACCGGTTGGGAAACGCTTTGTTGCATTGTAGATTGATGCTGCGCCGCGTGAGATAAATCCTGCGAACTCATCACCATCAAATGGAAGTGTGATTGAAGTAGAATCTAATGTTCCAGCCTGTAGTGCTGTTGCAACTGCTGTATCTGTAGCCTTTGCATAAGCTGCTGACATAAGACGTACAAGTTCCTCAAAGAATGCTGGAGAAGTACGATCTAATACTTCTACGTCAAACTTCTGCATACCTGCATACTTCTTAACTGACACAGATACATACTCAATTTCTGTCTGTGTATCAGAGAAAGCACCCTTTTCTGCTGCTTCTGCAACAGTAGGAACTGTCTTAACGCGTGGGATTTCAAATGAAAGACCAGCAGCAGGCAATGTCGCTGTGCGAATTGCTGAAATAGCTGGGCGAACGTTTGTTGACTTTGGGTCCCAGATTGTTGATAGCTGTGGTGTTGGAACCAGGCCTGCAACTTCTGTTGATGTGGTGTCTGATGCTGCTGCCACGTACTGACGTGACATGTCATCACCTAGAGCAGCACGTACTGAATGCTCCAAGTATGATGCTGGTGAGTTGATTGGTGAACGCAACTTTGTGTGTGCAACCGGTGCGGATGCAATAATTGTTGGTTCAACCTTAGCAGCTTCTACCGCTACATCTTCGGTAGGAGCTGGAACGGTAGTGTCTGACACTTGTTCTCCTTTGGTTGTTTCCTCTGAAACTTCTGTTTCAGAATTCTCTTCTTCGCTCGCCGCGACCTTTTCAACGCGAGCTGAATTGATTGCTGGGTCTGTTACTAATGAAACCTCTTGAATGCGAGCAGCGGTAATGTTCATTACGCCGTTTGCAATTTCGTAGTCTTCAATATAAGCACCGACCGAGAAGCCATCGCGTAGGCCCTCTGCCGCCTCTAGCAAACTATCGTCACCAGCGATTGTGCCAGCAACTTTAAATGTTGCATCAATGCCCTCTTCGTGAATTGAGTAAGTTAATAACTTGCCAATTGGACGAGTACGATCATGTTCTAATAAAAGTTTTGTAGTTTTGTTAAACTTCAATGAATCAGCAGCAAATACTGTTGGTCCAACTGAAGTATTACCCTTTTCGCCAAATGTAACAATGCGACCTGAAATGGTGCGCGCCTCTGCATCGGCTGCGGTGAGATTAACTGAGAAGTTTAGCTTCATCGAATTAAGTCCTCTTCTTCTTGGATTTGTTCAACGCTCATCGCGCCAATTTGATTTAGTATCTGATAAACCTGCGCACGTTCTAATGCTGAACCGCGCAAGAAATCATCTAAGTCAAAACGAGTTTCTGTATTTAGTGTTGCAAAATCAGGCATTGATAAACGCTGCTCAATTGGAACTAAAATATTGCGAACGCTAAAATCAATTAAAGCCTTACGCTCTGAAACTGCGTTGGTGTAAGTCATTGAAGTGGTTTCAGATGACAAGAAGTAAGCCGGAATACCTGTGGCTCTTGCTAATTCAAGCGATACATACTGACGAGCTTCATTTAATTGTAATTTAGTTGGATCAATGCCTAATACTTGCAAATCAATATCTGCATTTAAGAATGCGGTTGAATTTGTTTTGCGTGATTGGTTCCATGAAGATAAAAGTTTTGTAATTCGCTCTGCGGTTAAATTAGTTCCATTTGACTTTAACGCCATAGTTGGAACCGGTGATTGTGCAAAGTTTTCTGCCGCTCGCTCTAACGCAATAGCTGCGCGAATTGTGCGACCTGCGCGAGAAAGTAACCCCTCATCCATTCCGTAGAATGTAATAATTGAACCAATGCCAGATGCAGGTGCAATTGCGCCATCTAATTGAAGTGCAATGATTTCTGTTGAATCTGCATTGTATCTTGGTGTAACTCTTGATGGCTCTACGCGAGTGTAATCAGCAACGCGACCATCTGAATAAATTGCATTTACGACTGCATAAGAAACGCCGTAGAAAAGTAAATCTTCTGCTTGCCAAACGCGGACATACGAGCCCGGTACGCGCTGATCTGGTTGATTAATAACTCGTAGTGGCTCAATATGCGCACCGGTTAGCTTATTGTATTGCTCTAATGGTAAAGAAGCAACGATGCCGCAAATAATGTTGCGCGCTCTTGCAATTGATGGTACTGACATTGCAGTATTACGATCAACTGTATAAAGCGGAGTTAAATAAAATGTGTCTGGATTATTAACCGGCACACTAGCAGCATCAACGACATTTGTTGGAGCTGGTGCGCGTAAAGTGAAATTATCTAGGAATCCCATTAGCGCAAATTGTAGCGCATGTCAAGTTATTCTACAAATATGTCGATTTCGGACTGCGAGCGTGTCGCAAAGCTTGAAACCATAGCGGTGGCAACCGCAGCCGCAATTGTTGCATTGCTGACTTTTCTACCCATAATCCAGCCGCCATCGCCTTGTGGCAATTTGACTGCCGATAAGACCTGTCTGGTTAATTCAGGTTGGTTTATGTGGTGCAAGCGTTTAGCGGCAATAGCTGAAAGCATCATGTCGCAACTTTGAGCGTAATCAATGCCATCTATTGCTTCTACCTGTATTCCAGCAGGTTTTAACCGAGCAGCGACTGCGCCGGATGTTCTAGCAGAGTAAGCAACAATCTGAGTATTGAACTTGGCCACCCAATCCCCAATATCATTTGCTAACTGCCTATCATCTAGCGTTTTATCGTTAGTCCATGTTCCGAGCAAGGCTACTCTGAAATGCCCCTCTTGACCATCGATTTTCTGTGCGCCAACTAGCGCAGCCGCTTTTCGGTCGGGTGTTAAATCTATTGCCATCCAAGTGTCGCTCTCTTTGTCCAGCTTGTCGCTCTCGCTAGCACATGCTGCCCAAAGTGACGGATCAACGACCGGATTAGATGTAGTCACCCATGTAGTCAAAACTTCTGTTCGAATTGTAGTTTCATCGTCTGTTAAAACTGCTCTGATGTTGTCAGGGTCAATTGTGTAACCAAGTGACGGGTTAGCCATTGCAATTGATTCCCAGAACTTAGGATCATCTGCATCAATAGGCGCACCTGGTAAACCGGACCATTCAAAGTAGCCAAGCCCCTCAGATTTACCCATTGCTATATTTGCTAAGGCTTGTTCACGAATTCTGTTCAAAACTATTGAATGCTGGTCACCTGCCGATGAATATAACCAAAGCTGTGGGTTTTTAGCAGACATCTGCGCATATCGCATTGATGACCAGACATCGTCATCATAGTATTCACGGACTTCATCCATGTGGACACAGTCCACGGCGGCAATTCCTCTAGCGCTTCCGTTATTTGCTCTAATTAAATATCTAGCGCCATTTCTTAGGCGCAACTCCTGGGAGCCTTTACTTTCAATTTTCTTTACTAACTCGGCGGATAGGGTTGGAGAGCTTTCGATAATTTCATGTATCTTGTAAAAGATTTCTGATGAGGTAGTTAGCTTGTGAGCAGTACCGACTTGCATCTTTTCATCCCATAGGAACATTCCGGTTAGGATGCGTAAAGCCATGAAAGTACTCTTGCCATTTTGGCGCGAGATGCACAAAGTATTTATCTTGTTGATCCACTTGCCGGTGTCCGGGTTGTATTTATGAGCGTGTTCGGCCAGCCATTGTTGCCAAGGAAGCAAGGGAAAGCCAATCTCCTCACAGAATTCCACCATTTCTTTACCTTTTGACGGAAAATCGTTCAAAGGTGTCGAAATTCGGGGTGTTAAAACCCCCTGCCTGCCTAAATTAGACCCAAACGGGTCGAGCTTGACCAAATCTGTCATGACCTGGTTTAACTAGCCTCAAAGTGGTTTATATGGCTGTTTTCGGGCATAAAAAGACCAT